CTCCCCGATTGGCTCTCGGCTTCCCAGGTCGTTTCCGTTTGGTTCGTCTTTGCGTGGGAATACTCACCGGCGCTCAAGATGGCTGTGGGGCAAGCGGTAATGGGCTACCCATTTCACGACTTCAGCACCTCGGGGACCAGCTCCGCTGTCGGCGTTCAAGGTCCGGTGAGCGGGCCATTCACTAGCGGTTTCTTTTCGGGGATGACGGCCAGTGGGGGAATCGCTTGGACTCTCGACGATCCGCCCGGCGCCTGTAATCCCTGCGGCTCGGGTGGCGCGGCGTGCACCGCGACGCTTGGAATGGCCGGCGTCTGTCTGGTCGTGGACTATACGCCATGAAGCAAGTCATCGACGGCAACGGTCAGGATTCAACGGCCGCAGTTAAGGCATGGCTCGCGGCGAAAAACGAGCTGTGGATTCGCAACCTCTATCTTCTCGGGGATCCTGACGACCCGCAGGCACTTTGGCTGACCGACCATGAATCGCCCTTGCTCTGGTCCCTCTGGGGAACCTTCCGGACGGCCGTGATCAAGCGCGGGACCGTCACCTCCTCGATCGGCCTGGAGATGGACAAGCTGGACCTCGACTGGTCGCCCATCGTGTCATCCTTCGGCAACACAACGCAACTCGCCAGCCCCTATAAGCTCGCGCGGGTCGGCTTCTACGACAACTGGCCGGTGCGTGTCTGGACGCTCTACATGCCGACGCCCGGCGATGCCAACACCTTCGGCTGCTCCGAGCTGTTCGGTGGGCGAATCTCAGACAGCAACGTCGAGCGCGGCAAGATCAACTTCTTGGTGACGAGCTTCCTCGACGTCGTGAACCAGAACGTCCCGACCAACGTCGTCGAGCTGACCAACACGCTCGCGGCCTACCGAGGCGCGACACCACCTGCGGGCTTGTCGCAAATCCCACAGTTCACGGTCCAGACGGGCAGTACCACCACCAAGATCGTCGGGAGCTGCACGTCGCCGACACCCGGCCACGTCTTCGCCACTAATGCGATGCAGTTTGGCTTCCTGGTTTTCAATCGCGGAGATAGTCAGACGCTCGGCGGCTTCTGGAGTGGCATCGCCACCAACTCCGGCGCAGCCGGGCTGAACACTTTCATCCTCTTCTCCCCGCTGCCTTGGGTGCCGATGGCGGGGGTGGACACGTTCTACGTCAGCGCGGCTTTTCCGATCAACAAGGACGACGGGCAATACTTCGGCTTCCCCTTCGTCCCGAGTCCTGAGACGGGTGTGTGAATGAGCGAGCAAGCAAAAGACCGAGGCTTCGGCGACACGATCGCGCGCGCGACACGGGCTCTCGGAATCAAGCCCTGCGGAGGGTGCGAGAAGCGGCAAGAGTGGCTGAACCGAGTCCTCCCATACGAGAGGACAGAAACCGTGCCAACTTCAACACCGGGAAGCCCGCATGTCGCAGAAGCGACACCCCTGGAGCCTGTCAAGGTCAGCGCCAGAGAGCGCGTCGTCATCGCGGCGCGGACCTGGCTCGGCACTCCTTACCACCTGGGCGGGCGCGTCAAGGGCGCGGGATGCGACTGCGCGACGCTGCTCTTCGAAGTTTACCGGGAGTGCGGCCTCGTGCCCGACCAGGAGCTTGAGCGAGCCTCGCACGATTGGTTCCAGCACACGAACGATGAGCGATATCTGTTCGCCGTGATGCGGCACGCCCACAAGGTTGCTGAAACCATCGCCTCCCGCGCAGCGGAAGCCCTGCCGGGCTGCTTGGTCCTGACGCGGGCAGGCGGCAGCCGGGTTTACAACCACGGCGGCATCGTGACGGTTTGGCCTCGTGTCATCCACGCCGGGCCGCAAGGCGTCGAGGAAGTGAACGCTACGACGCATCCCCTGTGGGCGCATCACCTGATTGTGATCTTCGACCCTTGGAAGGCGGACCATGTTCGGGAGTAAGTTCGGAAACTCGAAGGTTCGCCCCTACGCCGAGGGCATCCAGCTCCAGACGTCGGTCTACGGTTCCACCATCCCGGTCCCCTACGGCCGCACGCGCATCGCGCCGCTGCTCATCTGGGCGAACAACTTCCGCGAAGGGTCCAGCTCGAAGAAGGGCAAGAAGGCCGGCAAATCGAGCGGCCCGACCACCTACCAGGAGAACATCGACTTTCTCGCCGGCCACAACCCGATTGTTCTCCCCATCGAGTTCTGGAGCAACAACACCAAGGGCTCGATGCGCTTCTCGACCTACTCCGTCGCCATCACGCCGGGCGGCGTTGCCTCGGTCACGGTCCCCAACCCGGACGGCTTCTTTCGCTGCGTGCTCGGCGTCACTCTGACCGTTGCCTACGACGAGACGTTTGACGACTACGGCGGCCAGGGCACTCAGCAATTCACGGGCAGCTACGAGATCCCGCTCTGGAACGCCTGCTACGCTGGCCCGGATCCGGCGAACAATTCCGCGTACCGCTACTATCCCTACGTCTACCGCTGGCTGCCTTTTGGCGGCTCAACGGTCTATCTGGACTTCAACCCTCTCGGCGCTCTGCCAGCCGGGACGTTGAAGGTCTACTACACCGAGGCGATCTACAAGTTCGCGCAGGACCAGCTCTTTCTCGAGTTCGAGCAGCAGCTCGGGAGCGGAACCGAGTACGGCTCGACTTACGCCGCGCAGCAGATCCTCTATCCCCAATACGCGGGGCTCGGCTCCCCGAACTTCGACCTGGGCGCCGGTGCGTTACCAGCCGTCAAGTTTGAGGTCTTGGGCGCCTTCCCGGTCTATTCCTCCGGCGATGCCGACTTCGCCGACATGATCGAGGACACCTTCAAGAGTGGGCCGGCTCAATGCGCGCTCGGGCTCACGCAAAGCCGCACGGACGTCCACCACGGCCTGAACTGCTACGACTACCCCGCTGTCATCCAGAAGAAGTTCTACACGAAGGCGACCAGCTTCTCATCCTGTGTTTTCGACTTGCCCAACACCGCGGGCAACTTCTTGGTGGTGTTCGCCAGCACCGAGAGCACGGCTGGCCTCGGGATCTCCGACGCAGCGGGCAACGCCTGGACGCCCATCTTCGGCGCTGGACTCACCTACCAAGGATGGTACGCGACGGCCCTGGCTGCCGAGGCCGGCAACGAACTAGTGATCACCGGCCTGGGCGCGCATTCCGATGTGGTGCTCCTGGAAGTCGCCGGCGTGGACGCCTTCGACGCGGTGGCGACGGCCACCGGAAGCTCCGCAACCGCGAGCTGCGCGATCACGACGACGAACGCGGGCGGCGTGCCGGCGTTCATCCTGGGCTGGACCAACCTCGACACAACCGAAACCTTGCCAACGCTCGCGCCGGGCAGCCGATGGCCGGTCGTGGTTCAGGGCCCGGCGTTCCAGTGGGCCCAGGGCCGCGCGGTGTGGTTCCCAGGCAGCTACACCATCTCCAACCCTCTCGCCGCGAGCGGCGCATGGCGCATGGCGCTCCTGTCCTTCAAATGCTCACAACCGCCACCTTACCCGAAGCCGCTTGGCAACGTGCTCGATGACGCGAGCCTCGACCTCTGCCGCACGGCGGCGCGCGCCTATGGATTGTGGGGAAGCGCGACACTCGACTCTCAAAAGAAAGCCTCGGAGTGGCTGGAGCAGTTCTGCCAGGCGATGAACGCCGCGCCGATTTGGGGCGGCTTCAAGCTGAAGTTTGTTCCCTACGCTGAGGCGAGTGCGGTCGGCAACGGCGCCGTCTACATCTCTCCCACCGCGTCCGGGCCCGTGGCGGACCTGGGCGAAGGCGATTTCATCGCGGCGAAGGGCGAGCCGCCCGTCAGGATCCAACGCACCGGCCAGGTGGACGCGCGAAACGTGCTCCAAATGGAGCATCCGAACCGGACATCAGATTACAACCAGGTCGTCACCAGCCAACCCGACCAGGCGTCCATCGCGCTTTATGGCGTCCGCAAGGATAACCCGGTCACGTCGGCCTGCATCCAGGATGCGGCGATCGCCCGCAAGGTCCTCGGAATCTCCGTGCGGCGATCAAACTACTCCCGCAATAAATACCGCTTCAAGCTCAAGGCGAAATGGAAGCTCCTCGAGCCGATGGACTTCGTGACGCTGACCGATCCCCAAGCCGCGCTCGACCATCAGCCGGTGCGCCTGACGAGAGTCAGTGAGGATGCCGAGTACAACCTGGACTGCGAGGCTAAGGATTTTATCTACGGCGCGGAATCGCCGCAGGTCAACCAGGGAACGGCGACGACCCCACAACCCAACCCGCAGCCGATCGGCGCGGAGCCGGCGAGCGTCAATGCTCCCGTGATCTTTCAGCCGGTCGTCCGCCTCTCGAACGGGCAGAGCGAGGTTTGGTTCGTCGTCTCGGACTCGGATACGAACTACGGGGGCTGCGTCGTCTACGTCTCGACGGACGGCGGCGCGAGCTACAACCCGCTCGGAGCGATCCGTGGTAATGCGGTGACCGGCCTCACGGTCGGCACCTGGCCGGGCGCGGCCGACCCCGACTCAACGAACGACCTCCCGCTGGACCTCAGTGAGAGCCTGGGGGATCTCGGTTACTACGCCACCACGGATGAGGACAACTTCGTCTATCCCTGCTACGTCGAAGGTGGGGCAGGCTCAATTCCCTACGAGCTGATGAGCTACGCCGTCGCGCAGCTCACGAGCGCCTATCACTACACGCTCAAGGCCACGGGCGGCGGTAATTACCTGCGGCGGGCTGTCTTCGGGGCACCGACCGTAGGCGCCGGCGTTTCCCACGCCGGTGGCTCACGCTTTGCCTTCCTCGATCCCTCGGGGAACGGCATCCTCAAGGTGTCACTCGACCCGAGCTGGATCGGCAAGACGCTCAAGTTCAAATTTCCCGCCTTCAACCAGTACGGCGGCGGGCTCCAATCACTCGCCGGGCTGACCGTCTACGACTACACGCCCTACGACTTGGGCGGGGGGCCCAACCCGAACAATACCGATTACACGGTTGACCCCTGCCCCTGCCTCTCGCAGCCGGCCGGGACATTCCACGTCGAGCTGGAGGCGGCGACGGCGCACTTCCAGACCAACGACGCGCTGTACGGCGCGCGGGAGTTCACGGTTTCCGACCCCGACCCGGGGGCCGGGACCGCCTCGATCCCGGCCGCGGTCAACGTCAACGTGGAGTCGATCAGCGTGACGTCGGGCGGCTTGCACAAGATCAAGACCGCCGCGGCACACGGCATGAGCACCGGCGCGCGGCCGCACTATTACGAGAACGACGGTTTCAAATGGTCCAGCCTCATCCCAAGCGGCACGGCCATCATTGTCGTTGACTCAACGCACTTTACACTTCCATCCGGGACAAAGGCGCTCTACCTAATCCCCTGGGCCAGCGGACCCGAGTCGGGCTACGTCGTTGGCGACATCGTGACGATCGACCCAACGGGCATCAACGTTACAGCGCGCGTAGCCTCGGTGAACGGTTCTGGTCAGGTGCAAAGCCTTGACCCGGTCACCGATGTGGTCTACCCGATCCAAGACTGCTCCGTGATTTTCGATACCTCAGGTGGAAGCGGAACCGGCCTGCAAGCCAAGATCCAGTTTGCCATTCAGAACTTCGGCGCGGTTCACGTCGTGCGCGGTGCGGTTCGCATCCCGGTTTACCACGGGGGCGCGCTCGTAAGCTGGGAGATCGGGAATCCCGGCTCGGGATATGCCGTGGGCGACATCTTTGTCGTGACGGGTGGCGGCGGGAGCGGGGCCAGGTTCGAAGTGACGGCGGTCGGTCTCGGCGGTGCGGTCGTCGAAGTCACATGGGACTTTTGCACTGTGGGCGGCGCGGGCTATCACCCGACGAGCGGCGCAGCGACAAGCTCGATCAGCGGCGTCGGAAGCGGCCTCACACTCAACATCAAGGACGTTGACCGCTCCCTCTCGATCATCGGCCGGTTGATCGACGTGAACAACGTCGGCGCCGTGGTGGGAGGAAAGATCATGATTGCGGGCGTCGCGAACGCGATCTTCAACGGCACGCGGACGGTCTGGAGAGTCGGCGATCGCTACATCGACTTCGGCATGGACGACGGGGCGTTCACGGTGAGCGGCGGCGGGACGGTCAGCGGCGGGACCGCAGTTAGCCAGGTCTACTACGTGACCATTTATGACCCTGGATACGTCGGCGACTCGCAGGGCGCGCGGCCGGCCTACTGCGAGACGAACCAGTCGAAGGTGGGCGTCGTCGGCTACACCTTCATGGGCTCGATCTACGTCACGCACGCAGGCGGCGCGGTGATCGTGACCTGTGGGGGCTGGCCAGCCCCGCAAGAGTTCTTAGTGAACGGAGGCTAAGTGCCGATACCGAGGATCATCAACCTCAACGACACGACGCCCGGGCCTCCGGTCGGCCGCTCGAACGTCAAGTGGCAGGGCGACGACCAGGATCCGCGCAACGTCTCGGCCTATGTGCTCCTCGGCGGTGTGAACGCGCAGACGGGCACGAGCTACGCTTTCGTCGAGGACGACGAGGGCCGGCTCGTCGCGTTCTCGAACGCGGCGGCCGTGGCAGTCGGCCTGGCGAGCGCCGTGGCACTCCCGAACGGCTTCTGGACGATCGCGGCCAATTACGGCGCAGGCACAGTCACCATCACTCCGGACGTCTCGACGATCAATGGTGCGGCATCCCTCGATCTCGCGCAGAACCAGTGGGCGATCATCTTCTCGGACGGCGTCAACTACTCCGCCGTGATTTCGAGCGGGACAATCAAGTCAACGGCGGGCATCACGATCGATGGCGGAGGGAGTGTGCCTACGACGGGCTCGAAGGGCTACGTCCAGATTCCTTTTGCGGCCACGATCGTGGCCTGGACGTTGCTCGCCGATGCTTCGGGCAACGCGCAGATCACGGTGAAGAAATGTGCGTATTCAGGCTTCCCGACGACGAGCAGCATTGTGGCATCGGCCCCGCCGAAGCTGACCAGTCAGCAGAAGAACACGGACGCCACGCTCACTGGTTGGACGACGGCGATCGCGGCCAGCGACATCCTGGAATTCGTGCTCGATTCGGCCTCGACGGTCAAACGGCTGAATTTGATCTTGGAGCTTCAGAGGAGCTAGACGATGGCTATTCAATACGCGGGCGCGCCCCGAGTCAATTTCACCTTCACCGACGCAGGCACCAGGCTCGATCTCGTGAACAAACTCAACGCGCAACTCAAGCTCTCCGGCTGGACGGCCATTTCCGGCGACGGCACCGGCGATGTGCTCATGGAAACCGCTACAGGGCCGAGTGGTCAAAAGGTTCGTTTTCGGCTCTATGACCCCGGTGCTGGAAATTGCGCGCAGTTAACGATGAAGAATTCTGTGGGCACCCTAACCAGTCAGATATTCTATTTGCTGCCCGGTAGTTATGAGTGGCGAATCATAGCAAATAAGTACCAGTTTTTCATGTTCCGCACGGGCGCAGCAAACCGCATCGCACAACGTGCTGTGGTCATGGGCGGAACTATCTGGATTCCCGATTACGTTGTCGCCACGATGGGAAGCGACAAGGAGTGCGGGTGGGTTCAGGGGAATGGCTCTAGTGACACCTCCGGCACCGCGTATTCCTTCCGTGCTCGTTATGGGCAAGTGAGTGGCACGGTTTTTTCAAGGGCTTCGTCGCTGTGGACTTCGTTCATGGTGAATTATTCCAACGTTAACCAATCGACTGTGCGACTCGCTGTTTCCGGCCAGTGCTATTACGACCCAAATTTTCAGGCTTTTGCTTGGCAAGGCGGGTCATACCAGCAGGTGGAAGCGTTCATTTGTTGGAGTCCTGACAGTACGATAACGAGCCGCGCTACGTGGAAGGGCCAGATATGGGATGCCATGACCATCACCGGAAGGTTTGATGGAGAAAGCACCATCTCATTTGCCGGGCACACCTTTATTGCAATTACTGACCAGTGCGACCAAGACCAAGAGGCAACCGCTACGCTCTACGTTGCTCTGGATTAGGAGTCATTTCGAATGATTCAAGCTGAACTCGTTCCTCAAGTTGCTGTCGCGTCAAACGCCAGCCTAACTCAAACCCTACTGGATGGAGTTTCGCTCTATGGTATCTCCGCTTTTGACCGTGGGCGGTTTACCCCCGCAATGAAAGGCGCATCGAGCGAAGGGCTTATCGTTCCGTATGGTCAGGGAGTGCCTGCCTGGGGCGACTTTCAGATGTTCTCAAATGGCGTCGTTGGCCAGAGCTACGAGGACCAGTGGGACTTGACGGGCTCATCCGCTCCGACCACCTACAGCGTCGTTGGGGGGGCGCTGCCTGATGGTCTGTTGCTCCAGAGCGTGGCCGGCAATACGGGCCGAATCTATGGCACGCCGACCGCGGTCGGAACGTTCAACTTCACCCTGCGCGCCACGAATCAGTTCGGCAGCGCCGACAAAGCGTTCTCGATCACCATTGTTGCCGCGGGCGGCGGCGGTGCATGGACTTTT